CAAAGAGAATGAGAATTTGAAACAGCGGTTGCAAAACCTTGATAAAGGGTATCAAGAAGAATTTGATAGCCGTGTCACCTCTCAGATTGACTCAGCAAAACGTATTCTCAAGGACGCTCATGAGAGCGGAGATGTAGATCGCCTTGTTGAGGCTCAAGAGGCTCTTGCTCAGTTAACTGCTGAAAAACAGAAGCTTGCTGCCGTGAAGAAAGAGGTAGAGGTCGCTGAACAGGCGCCACAGCCTCAAGCGCAACCTCAAGCGCAACCTCAACAGAAACAACCTGATCCAGACCCAAGAGCTCAAGCTTGGGCGGAAAGGAACAGTTGGTTCGGCACAGACGAGGTTATGACTTACGCCGCCTTCGGGTTACATCGAAGGTTGGTTGAGGATGAAGGATTTGACCCCACTTCAGATGAGTACTATACTGAAATTGACAACCGTCTTTTAGCTGAGTTTCCTCAGAAACTTGGTTCAAAAAACGGGAGCAACGGGGGGACTCAAAAGGTTGCGTCAGCCGAGAGTTCCAAATCCCGCAACAAAGGTGGACGTAAAAAAGTGCGGTTGAGCCCGTCACAAATTGCGATTGCCAAGAAGCTGAATGTGCCGCTTGAAGAATACGCAAAATATGTGAGGGATTGATCATGAGTACCGAGAACACTACTCGCCAGAAGTCACCTAAGACGCCTAGGGCCAATAGCACACGCGAACAACAGAAGCGTTCTACTCCGTGGCGGCCGCCGTCTATGTTAGACGCCCCACCTGCACCTGAAGGTTACAGGCACAGGTGGATAAGAGCAGAAGTTATGGGTTTTGATGACCGCAAAAACGTAGCGGCCCGATCTCGAGAGGGATGGGAACTGGTACGGGGTGATGAATTCCCAGACTTTGAGATACCCACCGTTGAGGACGGCAAACATGCCGGCGTCATTGGTGTAGGTGGCTTGCTCTTAGCACGGATACCCGAGGAGATCGCTAATGAACGTACTGGTTACTTCAAGAACGTTGCTAGAGATCAGATGTCCGCTGTTGACAATGATTTGGCCCGAGAGCAGCACCCAGCTATGCCGATCAGCAAGCCTGAACGGCAGTCTAGTGTAACTTTTGGTGGTCCTCGTAAGTTAGAGGGCTAGGAGCAAATGAGATATGGCTAACTCTAATGGAAGTTTTGGCCTTCGCCCTCTGAATAAGTTGGGCGGGGCCGCTAATTCCACTGGTGTTACGGGATATACTCCTTATGAAATCGCTTCAGATAACAGTGATAAGATTTACCATGGGCAAGTGGTTATTCCTCTTGCTTCTGGGTATATCGACCACACAGCTAACGCAGCTGGCGGCACTGTTAGTCATCTAGGCGTATTTCAAGGATGCGAGTATGTTTCTAGCGTCACTGGGAAAACGACCTTCAGCAACTATTGGCCGGGATCTGGCGCTGATAGCAACCATCCTGTAAAGGCATTCATCATAGATGATCCTAATCAACTCTATGTTATTGCTACGGATGCTTCGTGGACAAGTAAGGCAAATGCAAGAGCAAGTGTGTTCTTAAATGCCAGCCTTTCCACCGGCATTACGGGGACGGACGCTACAGGTCTTTCTTTAGGCCGATTGGCTATTAGCACCCTGGCAACAACCAACTCTCTGACTCTCAGAGTCTTAGGTTGGGTGGAAGATCCTGAGAACGAGGACTTCACTGCTGCGGGTATTGGCGCAATCGTTAGGTTGAACAATCCGTTCAATGCACCCGTTGGGTCCATTGCTGCGGGTACGCCTTCAACCACTGGCGTATAAGGAGGCTTTGAGAAATGGCTATTTCTAGAGCACAACTAGCTAAAGAGCTAGAGCCTGGTCTCAATGCCTTGTTTGGACTTGAGTACGCCAGGTATGACGCGGAACACGCTGAAATCTTCGATACGGAATCTTCGGAGCGAGCCTTTGAAGAGGAAGTGATGTTGTCTGGCTTCGGTTCGGCACCAGTGAAATCGGAAGGTTCGGCAGTTTCGTTCGATGACGCCCAAGAGGCGTACACGGCACGTTACACGATGGAAACGATTGCTTTGGCTTTCTCCATCACGGAAGAGGCTATCGAAGACAATCTTTATGATCGTCTGGCGTCTCGCTACACGAAGGCACTTGCTCGCAGCATGGCGAACACCAAACAGGTGAAAGCAGCAGCGGTCTTGAACAGTGCGTTCGATAGCACTGTCACAGGTGGAGATGGAAAAGAGCTTTGCGCTACAGACCATCCTCTGGCCGGCGGTAGCACTCTCCGTAACGAACTGTCTACGGCGGCAGACCTCAATGAGACGAGCCTTGAAAACTCTCTCATCGACATTGCTGCTTTTGTTGACGAGCGTGGGCTCAAAGTCTCAGTCCGGGGCTTGAAGCTTATTGTTCCGCCGGCATTGCAGTTTGTAGCGGATCGTCTGCTTGAATCAACTCTTCGTCCGGGAACTGCGGATAATGACGTTAACGCCACGCGGAACATGGGTATGCTTCCGCAGGGCTATGTCGTTAACCACTACCTCACGGATACGGATGCATTCTTCATTAAGACGGATGCTCCTCGAGGGTTTGTTCACTTTGAGCGTCTTCCGATCACGACTAAAATGGAAGGTGACTTCGATACTGGTAATGTTCGCTACAAAGCTCGCGAGCGTTATAGTTTCGGTTTCTCCGATCCACGTTGTGTGTTCGGATCGCCCGGAGCGTGATTTTAGTGAGGGGGGTTTATCCCCCCTCATTTCACCGGATGATGGTTACTTCGACAATCTGGGAATCATTAGCCCTAGCGACTGTCCCAGCAGACGCTTACGAAGACTCTAGGGCGAAACCTTTCGTAAGGAGGATTTTACGATGGCGAATACGACTTTTAACGGTCCCGTCCGTTCTGAGAATGGCTTTGAGGTAATCAATGTCAACTCAACTACGGGCGCCGTAACGAACACTTTCGACGTTGCTTCCACAGGTATCGTGACGGACAAATACGTCAAGCACGTTGGCTTTGCTACTGGCGTTACTGTTAACACCACGGCGGGGGATAGCCCAGCTATTGGTGAGTTTACGCAACCCGCTAACACAATTATCACCGACATTAAGATCTTCTGTGTTACGGCTCCCACTATTGGAACCGGCGACATTGGGTATGAGGTTGGAACGTCAAGTTCTGGAGCGCAGATTGTTGCGGCTCAGACCGATGAAATTCTTGATGGTGGCACTACGGTTGCTGTAGGCAACGTCACGGTTACGTCACTTGTTCTACAGACTCAAGACGCAACGACTGCTCCTGCTTCTGTTCAGTACACCTCGGCAGAACGAACCATCTACTGCAACATCACGAACACTGTAGATGCTACAACAGCTGGCTCCTTTACGTTTATTATTGAATACGTTCAAGTTGCGTAATTTAGTGGAGGGAGGTAATTCCCTCCTCAGAAGGAGGTCATAATGGCTGATGCGGTAACAGCGACCACGGTGGAGGACGGTCCTAAAAGAGCTGTTTTCTATCTTACTAACACCAGTGACGGAACCGGAGAGTCTGCGGTCACCAAGATAGACATCTCAGAGCTTTCTTCTCTTCAAGATGGCACGGCTTGCACGGGCGTTAGAATTCAAAAGATTACGTTCACGAATGTTGGGATGGGCGTTAAACTCCTTTGGGATGCGACTACGGATGTCATCGCGGCCCAGCTGCCGGCAGACTATTCGGACACCTTGGATTATTCCGATATGAATGGTTTGCCAAATGTAGCGGCATCTGGCGGAAACACTGGAGACATTCAACTAACTACTATAGGGCACAGTAGTGGGGATACCTACTCTGTGGTTATCTACTGTAGTAAGGAATACTAAAAGCCATGGCTACTTCAGGTTCCGTTGATTTCAACTTGAACATGGCTGATGTCATTGAAGAAGCCTACGAGAGGTGCGGTCTCGAACTTCGCACAGGCTATGACGCCGCCACTGCGAGACGTTCTTTAAACTTACTGTTTGCAGAGTGGGCGAACAGGGGTTTAAACCTGTGGACAGTTGAGCAGAAGACGCTGACTTTTGCTCAACTATCTTCCTCTTCTTCCATAGCGACATATCCAATCGGCACGATCACGATGACCGTGTCATCGTCATCTGGATTCTCTGTAGGAGAGTCCATAAGCGGAGGAACCAGTGGGGCCACCGCTTCCGTTATTACGAAGCCTTCTGGCACAACAATGACGATAACTATTCCCGTGGGCACCTTCACCGCTACGGAAACGATCACGGGTGCATCTAGTTCTTCTACTGCTACAGTGACATCCGTTTCTGACTTGTCAGACGTTCAAGCCACCGTAGATGTTCTAGAGGCCGTAGTAAGGCGCTCTGGAACTGATATCGGCGTCAGTAGGATTGGAAGACAGGATTATCTGACTATTCCAGACAAGACCACTCAAGGTCGGCCAACGCAGTTCTTTGTAGACCGTCAGATTACGCCAACGATCACCGTATGGCCTTCCCCCGAAAATTCTACGGACCAATTAATATACTACCGGGTGAAGCGCATGGAGGATATCGATGCGTCTACAAACGATGCTGACATTCCGTTCCGTTTTTTGCCCTGTTTGGTTGCGGGGTTGTCGTATTATCTATCTGTGAAGAGGGCCCCCGAGAGAATTGGAACTCTTAAAGATTTGTATGAAGAAGAGTTCTATAGGGCCGCAGCAGAGGATGGCGAAAGAGTATCTCTCAGGCTAGTCCCGAGTTATAGTTCGCTGAGTGTGACATAATGGGAAGATACGCTTCTGGAAAGTATGCTCTAGGGATATCAGATCGTTCTGGTAGAGCGTATAAATTGACAGACATGATACGAGAGTGGAATAACGCCTTAGTGGGTAAAGACGAATACGAGTCTAAACACCCTCAACTTGAGCCGCGACCTCTCAGAGCAGACCCACAAGCATTGAGGATTAGCCGCCCAGACCGTTCTGAACCTGCTGTTACGGTTCTATTGAAGTTCAACCCGTTCAAGTCTGGCGCCAGTGGAACTTCAACAATTACTGTTACGGAACCGAATCATGGGCGTTCTACCGGAGACACTGTTCGATTTCGATCCGTTGAGGCGTTTGATGGCTTTACTGCTTCAACCGTGGAATCCGCGTCTGGGTACTCAATTACAAAGGTAGATGATAACACGTACACTTTCTCTGCGAGTGGTGAGACAGCAACCTCTGGAAATACGACAGGAGGGGGCGGCATTGCGTCCGCTGGTCCTGTTACGGTGAGTGCGTGACATGGCTTATACATTTACTACGTTAAAGACGGCGATACAGGATTATACGCAGAATACGGAGACAACGTTTGTCAGCCAACTGCCGAGGTTCATCCTGAACGCGGAAGAGCGCATACTTAAAGAAACGCAGTTAGATGTATTTAGAAAGAACTCTACGGGATCAACGACTGCGGGCAATAAGTATTTGTCAAAGCCTTCCGACTTCCTTTCTCAAAATTCTCTGAGCGTGGTTAGCAGTTCCGAGAACAAGTTCTTGTTGTATAAGCAAGTTACGATGCTCCAAGATTTTACGCCAAATCCCGCAACTACGGGAGTGCCCGTGTATTATGCGGATTGGGATAGTGATAGTTTTCTACTGGCTCCAACCCCGGACCAGGTCTATACGATGGAGCTTCATTACTTCTACCGTCCGACATCTATAACGACAGCCGCAAGTGGAACTAGTTACCTTGGTGATA